CCTGATGAACGTCTCGTCATCCATCAGCTCGGCCATGTCCTCGACGGGCTGGCCGCTGGTCTCGGCGTAGAGGTCGGCCATGGCGGCATCGAACTCCTCCATGTCGTCCGATACGTCTCGCAGGTAGTGGCGGTTGCCGGAGAGGAGAGTCCAGCAGTTGTGGATCATCAGGAAAGCGCTGCTGGCCACCTGGCGCTCGGAGCCGGCCAAGTAGATGACGGACGCTGCGCTGGCAGCCATGCCGAGCACCTTGGTGGTGACCTTCTGCTTGTGCTCGCGCAGGCGGTTGTAAATAGCGATGCCTTCGAACATGTCGCCACCTGGTGAGTTGATGTACACCGTCACCTCACGGTCGCCGATGGCACGCAGCGCTGCGTCGATGCGCTTGACGGTCACGCCCTCCCCGTACCAGTCCTCACCGATCACGCCGTAGATGGTGATGGTTTCCGAGGTATTTTCCACGGCCGCCTGAATGGCAGGGTTCCATTTATCGAGCGCACGCGGGCTCATCTCGCTGCGCAGGCCGCGAGACTGGATCTTGTGTTTCATGGTTACTCCCCGGAGTTGCTTTGAAGCCAGTTCATCAGCGCCGCGCGCGCGGCTTGGCTGTCGTTTTGTTTGCCCAGCTGGTCAAGCGGTACCAGGTTCGATTGCACGGTGAGGATGTCGCCGCCAGGCATGCTGGGCAGGTTCTCTTTGTGCCGACCCTCGTTTCGGGTCATGTAGCCGTTTTGGCCCATGGTGCTGAGGTAGGCGGCACGGCCGGCACTGTCAGCGCGCAGGAAGGCTTCCAGCGAAAACTCCGCGTAGTGCTTGATCCGGTCCACCGCTGTTAGGCATCGCTTGTTCACGCACTGCTCGATTGGCGCCGTGTAGGTCATGATGCAATAGGTCAGGAACGCGATTTGCTGTTGCTCAAGGCCTGTGCCCCAGTTACTGCCTTTGTCAGTTTTCATCACCATCCAGGGCGGCACGCCGAACCAACGGCAGATCTCCTCGATGCTGTGCCCACGTGACTCGAGCAGCTGGGCGTCAGCCGGGTTAATGCCGATCATCTCGGGCTTCACGCCTTGCTCGAGCACCGGGCTCTTACCCGCATTGAGCGCGCCAGAAATCGTCTTAACGTAGTCTCGAAATTCGGCACGCTGCGTGGGGTTGAGCGTCTTATCCACCGAGAAGGCTACGGTGGGCATCATCCCGTTCTTGAAGGTGGTATTGGCAGCATCGTCGGCCGATATGGCCGAGCCGAATACATCGGCGCCGTAACGAATTGCCGAGAGGCCCATCCGGCCATCCAGGGTGAAGGCCGGGATGTGCAACATGTCGCCCTGGGCAATCTCTCGGCGAGCGCCCTTGCGCGGCTGGAAAAAGTAGCGCAGCCGACCATCATCGTCCGCCTCCGGAGTTACCCGCGACGGCATCAGGAAGTCTAGTGCGATGACCCGCCCGCCGGACCGGTGAATCTCACAGTAAGCATTGCCCCACAGCAGCATCGAAGCGACGACCGCCTGCCAGAAGTGGAAGGCTGCCATGTCCTCATTCGGGCTGTTGTGCACCACGTCGTAGAGCGGGAAGTCTCGCGCCGTCTCGCGCCCGCCGTCCGGGAGGCGCCGGTAGATGCTGAGAGGCAAGCCTGCGACCGAGGTGGAGATGATGCGAACGCAGGCCCAGACCGCCGACAGGCGCATGGCCTTGTCGACCGTGACTGACTTGCCGCTACTGGACTGGGCGCCCAAAAAGGCGCTCCAGAACCCGCCGTCCGACAATCGAATGCTTTTGCCCAGCCAACTGCTCATGCTTGCCGAGGGCTTGGCGGCTGCAGTCCCGAGCGCTTGAGAGAGGGTTTTAATCACTGCTCAGCCCTCGGCGAATGAACGCTGCAATGCTGAACAGACTGACCGAGCCCGCGAGCAGAGACCAGCCCGTACCCGCCAGCATCCAGACGCCCGCGCAGGCTAGGCCGAATCCGCACACCGCGCAGATGATGAAGTAGTGAAATGCGTTCATGCGATCAGTGGATCCCGAATGCCGGCCATGAAGTTTTCCATGCCGCCCTGCCCCTCTGGATTGAGGGCCATCAGCGTCACGGCGTTGAACAGCGCCATCAGCGGGTCAATCTTGGCCGAGCCGCTGGCTTGCTTGGTGATAAGGATCGAGTTGCCGCGCGGCTCGACCTTGGCGTTACCGCAGCACCAGGCCATCATCGGCTGCCCCCCGTGCAGCAGCGTGCCCTCGGCCAGCTTGCGCTCGGCAGTCTTGATGGCTCCGCCCAGGCGCCAGCCTTGGGAAATACCATCAATCTTTTCGCGCGGAATTCCAACAGCCTCCAGCGCATCGAGGATCGCGCCGACGCCGGCCGGGTCCAGCCCGACCTTATCTAGCAGGCCGGCCTGCTCGACCTGCGCCACCAGTTGTGCCACCGCCTCAATGTCGTCGCCGATGCGTTCAACCAAGGTCAGGTGCCCATCCTTCGCGAAGTCGCGGATGCGCGGCGCTTCGGCTTTACGCCGCTCCAGCACCGATGGATGGGCCCAAGCGTGGGTCCAGGTCAGCCAGCGCCGTGTTCCCTGCTCTCGGCCGAGTGCTGCAAAGCCAAGCAGGTCATCCAGCCCCCCGCCATCGACACCGATGTCGATAATTTCGCAGCGGTCGATCAGGTCTTCCAGCGTGCGGCATAGCTCGGAGGTCTGTGTCTCCCAAAAATCAGCACCCGCCCAGCGATCCGAAAGCAGCGCCAAGCCGATCTCAACGTTTAGGTGCTTGGCAAGGAAGCCACGAAACGACTCCTCGCCGTCCAGCTGGGCCTGTGCGTAACCACGCTCGATGAAAGGTTCGTCGACCGACAGCCCAAGGTTAGGGTTGGTGATGTACGCGTTGGAGAAGTCCCGGTGTTCGCCGGCGTCAAGCATTGCCTTGGGGAACTCGTACAGCACCGGCAGGAACGATTTATCGACGATCTCGCCGTCGCGCACTTTGCGGGCGTACATCAGCTTCTGGCGGAACACGCCAGCAGGCGGGGCGTCGGACTGGGTGGTGGCCCAGATGATGAACCCCTCCGGTCGGGATGCCAGGCCACCGGTGGCCTCTCTCAGCATCGCCTCGGCATTGGCGCGCTTGCCGAACACCCACAGCTCGTCGATGAACACGCCGATGGCCTTTTTGCCCGACACTGTCTCGCTGTCTGCTGCTACTACCTTGAGCGTGGCATTTGTCTGCCGGTGCGTCACCGTGCGCAGGTGATCCTGCACCTTGAGCAAGGCTTTGAGCTCGTCGTCGGCCGCCACCATGTCCCTGATCGGCAGGTAGGAGTTGTCCGCGATCTCCTTGGTCGGTGCGAGGATGATGAACTCACCTGAAGCCCGCCAGTTGATGATCAGCGCTGTTAGCATGATGCCGGCGGCGATGGTCGACTTGCCGTTCTTTTTACTGATCAGCAGCATGAACTCGCTGACAAGGCGCCGACCTGAATCTGGGTCGTAGGCCCCGAAGATCGCGGCCACGAACTGGTTGACCCAGTCACGCACGGTCTCGCACATCAATGGACTGCCAGTGGCGTCCACCATGCGCAACGCCCCGAAAACTTCCAAGGCTTCCTCAGCCTCTGTCGGGAACAGCGGCTCGAACGGAATCAAGCTCTGGCGCGCAACGATGCGCTGTTCCCAATCTGGGCAGGCGGTTGACCATTCCATTATTTCACCGACTGCAGCGGACCGCGGCGGGTACCGAACTTGCCGGTGGCCGCTTTCTCTGCATTAGCCTGGGCCTGGTCCTTCTTACCGCTCTCGCCTTTTCGTGGATGGACGAATGGCATCAGCGCCTTTGCCGCGTCAACGCGCAGTTTCGGCTCGCTTGCCATGTCGTTCATCACCGACAGGAGAAAGTCCTTTGGATCGCGGTGCAGGAGTGCCTGGGCCAGGTCGAAGCCGGCGGGTTCTGGCTCGGAGTTATCCTCCGGTATCGATGGCGATTCATGACCCGGTTCTGGCTCTTTGGCAGCGTTGGCGGCGGGCCTGGCTTTAACATCCGGTTTAACATCGCCTTTAACATCTGGAGGCATCAGCCCCAGGGCGCGCAGCTTCATCAGTTCGGCCGCCACGTCCTTGTCCTTGACCAGCCGAGAGCCCGCCGCAGACGCTGTGCGCTCGGAGTAGCCAGCGGCCACAGCAGCGTCCCGATTGGACGCACCTTCCCTTAGCGCGGCGATGAAAGCGCGCTTGCGGGATGTTAAAGCCATTTAACAAAAATCCTGTGGGGGAAAAAAATCTGTACGTGGGGTC